TCGTCCACTCGATTAATGACCGTACAAAGTTCTCGTCAAACTTATAATGTTCAACATTTATAAGGATAGCATATGGCAATAACTACTACAAGTACCCTGCCAGCTCCAGTACAACAAAGTTTCAGTTATAAATTATTGTCGGTGCCAGTTCCCTATATGATCCACAAGATACCTGCAGTACACAAAGAAATGCCCCGTAATGGTGGTACAACTTTGCGTATGAGAAGGTATAATCCGTTGGCAACCGCGATGGTTCCGTTGGGTAATTCTGGTATAACACCACCAGCCCAAAACCTGACCGCGGTCGACATTGATGCTAAAATTAGTTTCTATGGGACATATATTCAATTAAATGAACAGGTAACTCTGCAGAATCAGGATCCCGTTCTCAATGAAGCTGCTGCTCGCTTGGGGGTCAGTTTAAGACAAACAGAGGATCAATTGACAAGAGATATGCTTGCGTCAACTGCTTCTGCTATAAATTGCGTAGGTGGTGTAAACGGTGACAACCCTACGGAAATTACTGATTCCGATGTGAACGTGATTACCCAAACACTTGCTGGTAACAACGCTTATATGATCACTGATGTAATCGGTGGTGAAGATAAGTTTGGTACAGCTCCTGTTCGTGGAGGTTACTTCGCAATGGGTAATACAGATCTTATCAGCAATCTAAACAATGTTGATGGATTCACCCAAGTTGCACAATATCCATCGAATATGAAAGCATTGCGTTCAGAATGGGGCGCAGTGGGCAACCTTCGTTTCCTTCTTTCATCTATCGGTAGCGTATCGCCTAATGCATCTGCAAATGGTTCTAATGTATACAACGTATTCGTTGCTGGCATGGAAGCCTATGCATGTATTGAGCAAGATGGTTATAGCGCAAGCTTTATCTATCGTCCACCAATATACGATGGGCCATTAGCGCTTAATGCTTCTGTTGGTTATAAATTTGCTGAAGTACCTCGAATCTTGAATGATTTGTGGGTATTGAACATGCGTTGCACAATAGCTTAAGGAGAAGTACATGGACGGAACAATATTAGGACAAGGTACTTTTACTGCAGCATTTAGTGCAGCAAACCCTAACACAGGCGTTGCAAGCATTGCAGCAGCAAATAATCAAGTAATTCAAATACCTTCAAATGCAGACTGGATGAGAGTATACAACTATACAAAAGCCGGGGCCAATGGTTCTAATGCTGCGTATGTTGGTGCGACAAGTGGTTCATTTGTTGGTGTAGAGTATATATGGCAACGTGGTATGGCTGCTGGTACAGGTATTGTAAAATACAAAACCAATAGCTCATCTGCAATGAATGAAGATACTATGGTTGCTGGTGGATTTACCCTATGGGATCCATCCGGCCAAGCTGCTGGTGCATTGCCATTGGTTGGAAATACTGTAGCTATTCAACGTGTTCAAAGTTCTACTACGCCAACAATAACTACAGCATCAACTACCGGATTAGTTGCATCTACTTCAACATCTCTTGGCTCTATTGTTATGCTAACAGGAGTTTCTGCTGTTCAAGACATATGTGGTATACCATTTGTTATTAGCACAGTAACTGCAAATACTAGTTTCTTATTAGGTATATCTGGTGTTAATGCTCTTGCAACAGCACCCGGCGTTGGATCTGGAACTTCTCCATATTCAGCAACAATAGGTTATTATAAAGTTGTTAACTATCAAGCATTATATTATCCACGTAAACGCTATGTAGTGCAGATAACTCAAGCAACAAATGCTCAGGTATCTACTTCTATTCCCCACGCATTAACCGTAGGGCAAGAAGTTAGGTTCCATATTCCAACAGCATCTTCAATGATACAATTGAATGCAACATCACAGAATAACTATCAATCGGCGATAGTTACCGGTGTTGTTGATCTATTCAATTTCACTATCAATATAGATACTACTGGATTTACAGCATTTACATGGCCTACATCATCTCCTAACCAAATGCCATCTGATTTCCCAACAGTTGTACCATTTGGTGAAGACACTGCTACTGCTCTAAGTACACCGGGCTCATCTACAAATATTCAAGTACCTAATGATGGATTTGGCAACCCAGTCTTCTCAGCAAATACTGGAATACTTGCAGATGCAACCGTTAACACTGGTTATCTTGGCATGTTACTTGGACAAGGTGGTCTATTGACTGCTGCAAGTACTACACCGATTACTGGTCCTAGTGGTACGGTGAACTTCAACAGTTCAAACGTTATAACATCGTATGACACTGTTTACTGGGTAGCTGGTAAATCATCATTTGGTGGTCTGTAATAAATAGTTACTATTGGGGGGCTTGTCCCCCCTTTACTTGGAGAAATCAATGGCTGAATTGGC